CTCTGCTAAGATATTTCCTTGACCTTGAACCTCTGCTTCTTGCATTTCAGATGGATCAGTCGTCTCAATCTCTTTTCCACCTTCAACATAACCATCTTTGTTCGTAAACATTTCATGGTTTAGGCCTTTTTTGTTTTCTTCTGCCATATTAGCTCCTTTTTTTCTTAATTCCGGCTTCTGAAAGTGCAATAGCGATAGCTTGTTTACGGCTTTTCACTTTTTTGTCACTTCCACCAATGTTGAGTTTACCTTTTTTAAACTCCTTCATCACTTTTTTAACCTTTTTTTGCTTTTTTGTCGACATTTTTAGTCTCCTTTCTTAATTATTACACTTCCAGAGCCCATATCTTTAGCACTTGGCAGTGTTTTTGATAAAATTGTTTTTTCTATTGAAGTATTTGCTCTTAATTTTGCTAATTCTTCGTTTTGTTCGAGTTTTTCGTCTTGATTTTCTTGATTCATCATCGCTCTCATCTTATCTAAGTTTAATCGTTCCTCACCTTCATTACGTTTTCTTTGATTTTCTTGTGCTTGAAGGTCTAATTCTCTAGATCTTAATTTTGCAATAGGATCATTATCAAATTGAGATGTAATTTTCTTCTCTTCTTCCATAAATTCACCCATCATGTCAGCAATTAGTTGTGCTTTTCTAGCTTCTATTTTTTCTGCAATCATTTTTGCTTGCACTTGTATTTGTGGATTCATCGCAACTTGAGGATTTTGTCTTATAGCCATTAATTGTTGCATTTCTCCTCTAAATTCTACTTCAACTTGTTCTGTTGCCATTAATGAAATGTGCTCAAAACAATTTTTTTCTAACGCAGCCATAACAATTGGATTATTTCTAGCCATGTTAGTTGCCATAAAATTTAAATGCGAAGTTATATGTGCTCTATGATCTTGACCAGGGAAAGCTTGGAACGGTCTCCCAGCGAGAGCATCAATATGCTCTAACGCTGGGTCCTTTGGTGCGGGAATAGGGGGTCGTTTTAAAATCTTATCAATATCTTTTACACCTAAAGCTTCATACATATTTCTGTACGCTTGGTATAAATTATGAATCTGTGGATTGGATGTTGCCAGCTGCAGTTCTGACTGTGCGAGGGAAATACGCTGTGTCTGAGAAAATATGTTTGGATCTGCAACTGGCAATATATCTACTCTATCGTCAAAGTCTTGTTGCTTAATCATTCTTTGACCACCAACAACATCGTAGGGATATTCTTGTGGTAGATATAACTTAAAAACTCGTGCTAATAATCTAAACTCTTGTTTAAGGGCTGCATAAATTCTTTTGTGAATCGCAGACATTGTTCTGCTTCCTCTTTCCAACAAAGCTACTGTCGTACCCACTGCCGCTTGTTGATTACCCTCACCTACTTGCAGGTCTGCTATTGAAGCGAATCTTTGACCTGCAGATACTACGACGCCCATAAGTTGTAATAAAGTTTGTGATGGTTCCTTAAATGGAAGCATCATAAAAGAATCTCTGATGTTACCACCTGGTGCATCTACGTCTCTAAATTCACCTGGTTGTATAGATTGTGCATCATCTCTTATTCTAATTCCTCTTTGCTTAAATCCTGCCGGTAGATTTGATAATGTTCCTGCATCTAGTAATTGTCTTAACGCAGAAGTTGCGGTTCTTGACAGGCCACCAATCATGTGTATTAAACCAAAACCATAAAAACCAAGTCCTGGTAAAAATTTAAAATGTACAAAATAATCTATCTTTTTTCTTAAAGGATCTCCTATTTCATAATTTCTTTTGATCGATAAAACCTCTCTAGAATTTTCTTCAATGGTTACAACATATGGAAGTTTAATTCCTGTTGGTTCACCTTCTTGGTTCATGTCTTCAAATCCTTCTAGATCTAAATTTACATGGCACTCTAATAAATTAAATACATCTTCGTCTCTACCTTTACTTGCACCTTCAAGCTCTCGTTCTTTTTTTTCAACTTCAGTTTCATTAACTGGTCCTGGTTTTAATTCTATATCTCTATAAAAACCAGCGACTTGTTGTTTTCTTAATTCGTTTTCAGATATTTGCACGCGATGAATGATAGATTCCGCATCATCTAATGAGGTAGCTGTATACGGAACAATCAAATCATCTGCTGGTACAAATTTAGAACAGGCCATTGAAATTGCTTCATCATAATAAACTTTTTTAAAAGCAGAGCCTGCTAGTGGTAAATGAAATAATAACGAATCAAAATCTGGTTCGTAGTCTTTCATTTTATCCATAATCTGATAGTTCATGAAATCTTTTACTCTTTGTGATTGTTGTTCTTTATCTGGTGTTGGCACACCTAAAATTTGTGTTCTGACCGGACCTTCTGCGGGTAATAATTCTTTGTACGCTAAGGCTTGAAACTGTGTGACTGCTTCTGCTAAAACTGGATGTGTTGCACCACTCGCACCTTGAAAAGGTTCTGTTCTATTATCGTATTTAAATCCTAAAAGATCTAAACCTTCTCTGTATCCTCTCTCCCAATCTTTTCTAGAATTTTTGTAATCTTGGTAGTTTTGATATAGAGAAGTTCCAAGTCTTCCAAGTATATCATCTGGTAAATGCTCTGCTAAATTGTCGTAATGATTTACCTCGCCTTCAACAGAGGCTATGGACGGATCATAGTTTATATCTACAGAACCATCTTCATTTTCTGTTATTTCTACTGGTTCACCCTTCTCATTAATCTCCTGTTGCTTTTCTTCCTGAGCAACTTCAATATCTTCAGGTGATGGTACTTTTATCTCTTGCTCTACGTTTGGAAGAGACTTGTCTATGTCTGCCATTTATTTTCTCCAATTTTACAGGTTTAACAGTATTGTAATTAATAAGCAAGCCCTCAGACTGAGGACCTGATTTAGGGGGTATTGTAGTTGTTAGCTTAGTCTTCATAAAAATCTGTTGGATCCATATCTTTATATGGAACATATTCATCAGCCCTCTCACCTAGTGCCTCTGCTTCGTCTATTGCCTTTTGTCCTTTTGTATATTTTGTTTTTTCTGTTCCTTTTGCAAATCCTTCTAATTTTGTAGCATTGCCACCTAAAATGTCATCTACATCTTCTACCGTTTCAAAATCTACATCAAAGTCATCCATCTCTGGTCCAGTTCTTCTAAATTGAGTATCGGAGGCTTTAAACTCCCCTGGTGTTTTTACAGCTTTACCTGTTGTTTCGTCTACTAACTCATAGCCTGGTGGTCTATAAATTATTTCGTAAGGTTCGCCATAAGCGTTTTTACCTTCAACTATAATTTCACCATTATCATTTCTAAGCATTTTTACTCCAGGTAATTTAGGTGTGGTGTATTCCATAACATCAGCATCTATTTTTTTACCTCCTGTTGTGAACATCATTTTGTTTACAAAATCAGGGAACCATTCTGGCATCTTAGTAGTGGTGCCTGCCAACTTAACTACAGGTTTAGCAACCTCTGACTTTCCTAAAAATTTACTAAAGATAGGTAAGGACGCAATTCCTCCCATTATTTTTAAAAATAATCTTCTTTTAGGATCTATAGGTCCATCAGCAAAACCTATTCGTCCACCCTCTGCTGCTCCTGTGATACCTCCCATCTCATATATTTCATTTATTTGTTCAAGAGTTGGTTCTGGTGGATCAAAAAATCTATATTTATCTGTGTAACTATCAGTTGCTCCTTGCACACCTGTAGACGCTGCTAAAATTTGTTGTATTTGATTATCAATAAAATCAGGGTCCTTTATCATACGATCTCCAAAAATTAATCCTTGAATACCTTCTAAATTTGCTTTTCTTTTCTCAGCTTCTTTTTTTGCGAGCTCTCTTACAAGTGAAAAAGCTTCAGGGTTATAAACTTCTGGTGCTCTGGTTTGTATATCTTCAAATCTTTTAGCTAATTGATTCTCCATATTAACTAAATCACTTGCGGTAAAACCGAGCTCCTCTAATGAAACTTGATCTAAATTTAAATAAGATTTAAAAGCTCCAAGATCTTTAGTAAATCTGGCATAATCTTTTTGATAATCAATTAAATTTTGTACAGCAACTCTTTCTTCTTCTGTGTCAGCTAGTTTAATAAGGTCTTCATTAAGACTCCCTAGATTAACACCAGGTATGGCGTCGATTGCACTTCCTATAAAAGTATCTCTAGCTGTCTGACCAAAATCTTTTCCTTCTGTCATTCCAGTGATAATTGGATCAGCTTCTAGCAAAAAACCTAATCCTAAACCTTTTGCACCCGGACCTGCTGATATTAATAAATCTGCCGCAGTGCCTGTGCCTCTAGCAATTTGACCTGCAAACTTACCGGCTGGTTTTACAAATTCCTCAAAGCCAGCTTTTAATGCAAACTCTGGATCAATACCTGATCCTTGTCTTTTTATAAGTTCTTGAAAAGCAGTTAGTTTTTTCTGGCCTGATTCTTGCATAGGTATTTTAATTTCTTTTGATAATTTTATAGGTTTAGCTTTTGTTTCAATAACTATTCCTTTTTCTTTAGCTACCTGTTTTATATTTTCTTGAGCACCGGGTGAATAATCTTTAAATCCGGCAACAAAATCTTTAGGGTCTAAATTTTCTCCTATTCTAATAATAGGAGTATCAACTTTATATTTTTGCTGAAAAGCTTTTGCTTTTTTATTGTAGTTTTTTACTTTAGAATAATCTCCCTTTAACGCTGCCGTAAAAGCTTTATTAAAGTCTAGGTCTATTTGTTTTCCTTTTTTTGCGTTAATGTCTTTGTCAATGACTTGTGTAGCTTCTATGTAACCAGGTGCATTTTTAAAAGTTGCAGACACTCCTACAACTTCGTCTACATCTTTTCCTTTTGTTAAAAGTTTCTCTCTAGCTTTTATTGTTGTACGTTCAGGTAAACCTCTTTCTGCATCAGCTATAGCAAATTGTAATTCTCTTCTATTTTGGCCATCAAAACCAAATTCATTTGTTTTTTCTTCAATACTTTCTAAAATATCTACTAATTTGTCTGGTTTAATATCTTTAAATCCTTTTATTATTTCTTTTGATCCAGGGGAAAATAATCTTACAAATTTAGGAACCTGTCTGTTTGCATCTTTAATCATTTCTTCTTTTTCTATCAAAGATGCTGCATTAAATTTTTTGTCTCCAAACATAGCTTTAGCTATCTCTTTACCATCAGCGTCGGGGTTATTTACAAAAACATCCCTAACTGTTTTCATAGTGCTAGCTTTAAATACTTTTGCTCCCTTTCCAGGGGGAATGAACTTACCTTCATTTGCTGCTATACTTTTCCTGACTCTTTCTTTTATCTTATCATCAAACTTAACACCCTGAGATTCATAAAATTTTTTTGCATCATCATAAGCTTTTTTAAATTTAACTTTTTGTGTTTTCTCTGGCGCTAAAGCACCTACATTTTCACCTCTACGAACACGATATTGTTGTGTTGTATTTAGTTTATCGTATCTCTCTTTTCCATATTTTTCTATGTTTGCCTTTTCTAATTCAGATAAACGAGACCCTTGATAAGATGTGTCAAAAGTTTTGCCTTTTATCAAAGGAGCTTTCCTTGTGAAAAAATTCATAGCGTTAACTTTTAAATTATTTTTTTGAATATAGTCGTCTATCATTTTACCTGTAACCACTGTTCCATCAGGTAATGATTCTACATACTCAACTAATTTAGCCATGCCACCTCTGTCAAACTCTTCTCTCTTAATAAAATCTACAGACTCATCCATAAGACCACCACCTATTTTATTGAGTGAATCTAGTAATCTACCTTTTCTATTCTCTTCTTGAATATCTAGAAGTTCTTGTGGCTTAGGTTCTGGTAAAACAAATTCCACATCTACTTCGTCTAAACCAAAATTAACTTTAGGAATTTCTGGCTCTTTTAATTTTTGTATGAGTGCTCTGTTTTTAAGAAGTTCTGAGGCCATGTTATAACCCCAATAAATAGTCTACACCTTTACCAGGTCTACCACCTTCAGCTAAAGCATCTGGATCAATGTCATCTGGTAAATCTTCTAATCTTTCGCCAAGATCTTTTGTCTCTTCCATCTCAACTGCTTCGTCGTCTAAAGATTCTCTAACCATAGGTTTTTTAACTTTAAAGTTTTCATTAGCCAAGAATGTATCTGCTGCTTTAAATTCATTTTCAGCTGTGTCGATGATACCATCTAGTGTGCCTAACACTTCATTATCTCTCTCGTAATAATTTTCAAAAACTTTTAACGGATCCATGTTTTGATCCCCACCACCTTTTAAATCATCGTAGTTAGCTAAACTTTTTCTAACATCTTTTGGTAAATCAATCCTTGTATCTTTTAACAATATCTGTCTTATAACAGCTCTTCGTTTTCCTTCTTGCATTGAACTATAACTTTTAGCCATCATTTCATTTATATCGGCTATCGCTTCATCTTCGTCTAATGTTGTTGTCTTCGGTGGTTTGTAGTCTTCATCTAATAAAGACTTTACACCTTGTTGGTCCATTTTATATTGTGCAGATTCTTTTATAGCTTTGTCTGCCATACTTCCTGGCTCCACACCTTTAGGTAAACCAAGTTCTTTTTTCAAAGTTATAATACCCTTTTCATCAACTTTCTTTTTTGTTCCAATGTCAACAATCTCTGCTTCAGGTTTTTTCTTTTGTGGTCCAAGTGGTCCAAACATAGACTCGACTGCTTGTTTTATTCGACTCTCCTTATTTTGTTTTTTGTTTACAGCTCTTCTTAAATTCATCTCAAAGTTTTTTACTTCTGACATATTTTTATTAGACAAAGCGTATGGACCATATTCCTCTAATTTCTTCTCTATAAATTTTAAAACTTCAGGATTATCGAAAGCTGAATCAGAATATAATTTAAAAGGACTGTTTTTATCTAGTTTGATGGGTTTACTAATGTTAGTTTTTGTACCTATAATTTTGTTTAGGTAGTTTTGGCCAAACATTGCTTTTAGTAATTCTAATAACTTCATCAGTAATAAGTCCTTTTAGTTTTTGTTATCTTTTCCTCTTTTTCATCGTCAGGATGTAAGACAAAACCACCCTGTCTAAAACGCATGATGGCTTGGGTTGTCGAGTCAACCAAATCGTCATGATCACCAAACGGAAACGCTGCACACTCCTCGATCACTTCTTCAGCAAATTCCTGGTTCGGAGCGTATATCATACCAGATTCAAACAAAGGTGCAACAGAATTAACTCTGGTATGCTTATCGTTTCCTTTGCTTGGCACATAATTTACAACAGGTATACCCATCTTTCTTAACTCGTCTGTCAGTGGTTGACCAGACGCTTTAGCTTCAACAATGACGGTATCAGGATCCCAATACTTCCACTGCTCGTAAGCTACCTGTTTTAATTCTGGAAAATCATATCTACCTTTCTTGGCATCTAGTAATATTAAACTAGCAGGGCTATCATCATTTAAATAAAACACACCCCACGTTGTGATTGCAGAATAGTCTGACGTTTGTTTCTTACCAAATGCTGTATCGTAAGATTGTATGACATGCTTCAAGGCAGGTATCCATTCTTCTTCCCAAGGCACCCACCACTCTCGTTTAATGATTGCTCCTTCTTCTGATGTTGGATTCTGCATATACTGAGCATTCCATTTTTGTACACCCGTTGATGCTTTAACTGCTTCTAGTTCTTCTAACTTCCAATACTCTGGCCACAAAGGTTTACCGCTTGGCATGATCGCTGGAAACTCTACAATCTCCCACTGATCAGCTTTAGCCTCTCGCTGCGCGCCTAACAGCATACCTGTAAGATCTTTTGTATTCCATCTTGTCATAACAAGAATAATAGATCCGCCTGGCTGGAGACGTTGACGAGGACCTGATGTATACCACTCAAAGGTTCTCTCCATAGCATCTCTGTTCATTGCATCTTGTTCTGTGTGCGGGTCATCTATAATTAGAAGATCTGCACCACGACCTGTAATCGCGGAGCCGACACCAGCTGCATAATATTCACCGCCTTGTTGTGTTTCCCATTTACCGGCAGCTTGTGAATCTTCTTTGAGTCTTGTTTTAAATATAGATTGATACTCGGGACTATCTAAGAGTTGTTTTGCTTTACGCCCGAACCTAACCGACAGTTCTGTGGTGTTAGTGGATTGAATAATCTTGAGCTTCGGGTTTCTACCCACCATCCAAGCGGGCAGCAAGTAGCTAGCGAACTCGGACTTTGTATGTCTTGGTGGCATGTTTATAATCAGCCTTTTAATTTTGCCCTCTGCTATCTGATTAAATTTTTCAGCGACAATCTTGTGATGGGATCCTTCAACAAAGTCTGGCCAGACATGTTTTACAAACTTCATAAAATCTTCTCTTATACCAGCCTCTTTCTTTTTTTCAGCGTGCTGAAGATAAGTTTTCATAAACTCTTTTCTTACATCAGGCGGCAATCTCTTTATCTTTTCTAAATCTATTTTCATTTCAAAAAAATTTTCTGCAAAATTTTTTAGGATTAATTTTGAAACCTAGCAAGTATTTTCTGCCTATGATTATACATAACTTGGCATAAAGGGTATGTCTCTGGGACCCCTACAACTTGTACGGTAATTTAATTATTATATTTATTAGAAATTTGCAATGGCTTTGGTACCTCTACGCGGAGCGCCCGCAGGGCGCTCCGCGTTTCTAGTTTAGTCTAATAATACCATGTAGGCTTTGGCATTGTGTCTTCTAAACCAATCTAAGTTCTTACGTACTTTGTCCCAAAGTTTAGAACCACCATAACCTAGTTCTTTATCTTCAAGAGTGGCGAGTACTTCATATTTAAATATGTCATCGTGTTTCTCCGCCTCCTCTTTTGTTAGTTCAATAGACTCACCTGTGAATCTATTTCGTCTTGTGTAGTCGTAGTTTGTTTTTGTTTCCATGGTCCTATACTATCCTACATTACTAAGCTTGTCAACTGTCTTGTATGTATACTCTTGACCGTTCCAACCAGTTCTTGTTTCTGTGTTGACCTCGCATGGTGTTTCGAGTGGCTCGTGCCTCGGCGCTATCTGTCGGATTGCATTGCCATGCGTTTCCCAAAAATCGTTCTGACAGCCTTGACTACAAAAATAATTCCACGCACGATTAACATCATAGTATTCGTTTCTGTGTTGTTTTATTTTTCTAGTTCTTAAAACCTTAGAGCCCTTAGAACCTCGTACCCTATCTTGCGTTGTATAGGTATGACACTTAGGACCATGGCACCAATAATAATCACTCATGACGGCAACCCATACATCATTGAGGCAACTCCCCCTGTTGCAATTAATATACCAAGATAAACATCGTCAGTATGCATGGCGTAAATTACGCCAAGCATTGCAACAACGAAACCAATTAAGACCATAAGAAGTTTTGCAATAGTTTCACTCATGTTCTAACCTTAGCCTCTCCAGTTGCCATTCTCCAACCGTCATTATCTAAATCCCAGTACACTAAACATGGTGTACCATTTTTTGATAAGAAACTTTTTCCTTTAGTTCCGTCTGGTTTATCATACTGACCCTTTCGTGTGATAAACTTGTTATGCTTTTTTGCGTAGTAAG